ATTAAACAAGTAATAACCCTAAAAAAAGAGAGACAATGACAAGAGACCAAAAAAACAAAGCAAAGCAAAGATTAGAAGTATTAGAATTGAGATTGGATGGCATCAATGCATTAACAGAGAATATGTCAGACAAAGGTGGCGCAGAGATTGCTAGCATACTTGAGGAGACGGCAGCAGAGATTGCTAGCATACTTGAGGAGACAGCAGCAGATGTAATTGCAGCAATTGCAAAAAACAAAGCAGCACTCACTGCAGCCATTAGCAAGAGGTTAAAAAACGATGAAGACACATCTGCATATGAAGCTGTAGAATCCTTAATCATTAAGACGGCTATTGAGGCAGGAGTACCTAAGAAGTATGCAGAGGATGTCCCGTGGATGGAAACTTATGCAGTACCGGGTGAAAGTACTGTTAAGAGTGATCTTGAAGGACTTGAAGGAGAGCTTATTGATATGATTGATAATCCAAATCCAGAGGTGACATTCTATTAAGTAACGTCACTAGGGTATAGGGTTAATGGGGGGTGTAATAGCCCCCCTTTTTTTATGGGGTAGGGGGTGGTGTATATGGGGGGATGCCCCCCTAAGAACAGGGGGGTGGGGTGGGTTTCGTTATAGGGGTAGGGTAGCCCCATCTAGATGAGGAAGGTTATATATGTTTTTTTTCCGAAGAACAATTTTTTGCTATATAGGTGCTCTTTATTGGGTATGCCATGGCATAGAGGCTATTATAATATATTAGTACGTCTCGGACCTGCCCTTCGGTCAATCCTCACCTACGTCCTCACCATAATGTCATGTCCCCTATATTTATTAGTATGATACGATTAAAACAACTTCTTCAAGAACTTGATATGCGCAACATGCAACCATATGCAACTCAATTCGTGTGGCAGGATCGTTGGAGGGATGGCAGCAGTTGGAGCGCTGTCGTTGCGGCCGAAGGCACCACAATTCAATTCAAGATCTCTTCAGAAGGATATTCAGGTACTGCATGGAGCTTTGGTTTTTGGATGCCAACATTGATGCACCCAACCGACTATACCACCAGCTCAGCGCGAGGTGATACCAACACCACATTATCATATCTTCGCATATTGAGCACGTGCTTAGAAGCAATACGTGACTTTGCCAACACTCACAACGTTGAGCGAATGGATATATCTGGCGCAGATAGCAATTACCAAAAAGGCCAACAAAAAACACGCATATATGCCGAGCTCTTCAAGGCCAATGCTCACATGTTTCCAGATTTTAACATTGTGCAGGCTAATACGCGTGAATTGGTGTTGCAACGCATACAACGGGCGGATTCAACGGGAGTACCAGCAAACATGAAAACGGGGTATCATGATCAAGCTTAAAACACTATTAACGGAAATGCCCATACACAAAAAGGTATATGGTCAAATTGGTGCTACGGATCGCATCATCATGTCCGCAGAACCCACAATCACACCACGCGATACCATGCAACCCATTAAAGCTGCATGGAAGCCTCGAGGACTTTGGTATGCAATTGGTACGGAGTGGATCGATTGGACACGTGATAACATGCCCGAATGGGAAGCCGATTATGCGCACCGTGCACTAGTAGATACATCTAGGATCCTGCGTTTAGGACATGACATGACCATACAAGAATTTGAAAACATGTTTGGAGCAGAATATCAAACCATCGAAACTGCACCGGTATGCCTTGCTATCCATTGGCAGAAAGTTAAAGCATATAAAGGCGCCAAATATGCTGGTATCGAAGTTGTGCATCCATGGGGCGGCATAGGAAGCTGGCTGCGCACTTGGGACATTTCGAGCGGGTGCATATGGAATCCTGCAGCCATCAAGTCCATTGAAACAATCACACTTACAAAAACGCCGGCAACCACTGACGGTATTGATACTCCTGATAACCCCAACATGTAACTTGTGCGGTCCTGGAGGGACGCACTTAGACTCAAGCAACTTGCGTTCTACAACGTACTAATGTTTTGATATCAAGTTATATTTATTGTTATAAAACAAGGAAACAATGATAAAATTAAAAAACATATTAAGTGAAGCATATGCTTGGGAACGACAAGCTGGTAAAGCTTTACCTACGTTAGCAGAAGTTCAAGCAGCATATGATGCTAAGATGCAAGAAGATGCTAACCTAGATCAAAACAATAACGGATACCCAGATAGTACAGAAGGGTCAATGGACAATAAAAATAAATTGCACGACTTGTACGGACAAATTTATGACTTTACAGCTCATGCTGGCGACAGCGCTTTAGAGTTAATGGATGACATTATCGACAGCGAAGGATTAACGGACGTGTTGGAGCGCTATTTAGATGACAACGCTAAATTGTCCGATGAAGAGGCAGCAAGTTTGGCAGAATGTTTTGAGGTGATTATTGACGAATGCAACGAGGAATTTGGCGAATATGATGAAGACGAATACGATTCAATAGACGAAGCTAGACCAGATATAGATCCGGAAGAAGAGGGGCATGTGTATGAAGAACCGCCATATGATCCGGATGAAGATGATATGTTTGAATCTAAAGCAGCTAAAGATTATGACGGTGACGGTGAGATAGAATCTGGATCTGAAGAATATTTAGGATCACGGGATAAAGCTATTAAAGCAGCTGCTGATTCTACGCCATATGGAAACAATATTAGTAAAAGAAGAGCGGAAGCACATTTAACTAAGAAAGACTGCAGTGTATATGGACATGATGCATCTGATAAGGCAACTAAATTAAATAGTACTAGTGATGTTGATAAAGTTGATAGTAAAGGAAAGCCTAAATATAAAAAATTTACGATCAAGACTGAATCTTTAGCAGAATCATTTAAAAAAAGAATGATAGGAAATCTTAAAGGATCAGAATATATTTTGTCGGAAACCTTTAAAAGAAAATAAAGACGCCTGCTACCCTAGGCACCATAGTAAAGACTCGAGACATTATATCTCGAGTTTTTTACTGTACAATATTTATTAATATGAATAGAATATTTGCATTCTTGTTTGGATATGCAGCAATGTGTTTTGCTGGCATGTATTGTATTTATCAATTATTTAAGAAACACTAATAATGGCAGCAAAAGCAAAATCAAATTTAACAAGTAATCATGTTGTTAGTCCAAAAGTAAAACGACCAGGTGTCCATGCTAAAAGTAAATCTAGCAAATTAAAATCTAGCAAAAATTACACAAAACTATACAAAGCTCAAGGCAAGTAACTAGTAAGGAGTTGCCTCATCACCTTCATCTATTTGTATGTTTGGATATATAGATTTAATCTGATTAATAACTGAATTTAATTCTGAGTATCTTGCATTTAAACTTGTTAAATTTGATCTACTAGTATATTCTAACGCCGGAGTTACTGTTGTATTAAGAAATTGTTCTGCTCGAGTAATTAAATGTTTAAATTTTGCCGGATAATGCGCTTCAGTAAATCCTAAATCTAGCTCCGGATTATCTAATATAGCTTGATATGTATTTTTTGCACTAAGATATACAGATTCTGCTTTTAAGTATGCTTCTCGAATAGTCTCCCATTCCGGTGCTCCATAATTTGTAAAGTTTATATCTGTTAATAAAATTGTTTGATCAATACTTCCTGAGGAGTTGATTTGTTTCCAATTTGTTTGATTGCTAGGGTCTAACGTATAATTTGGATGTGTATATCCAGAATTTATTGGATACCAATTAACTGCTCCGGAGTTTAAGCGACCCGTTGTTAATACCCAATCAATTGTACTAGTTTGCTTGCTGTATGTTATTCCGTTAAGTTCCTGTTCCGGAAATGTAGTATTTGCTGTTAAACTAGCGCCATATCCGCTTCCGGAGATTAAATAATATGCATATTTGTCAAAAATTGGCAATGTTATTAAATTTTCAATTGATATTGTTAATATTCCGGTACTATCTACTGTATTTTTAACTTTAAGTACATCAAATTCTTTAGTCCCTTGTTTGTACTCATTAAGTGTTATTGATTGTACAGGATCGTTAAAATAATTGTTAAGAGGATCACCCACAATTGTTGCTGTTTTATAAAAATAAATAGCAAATTCTGTTTCCGCTGCAAATCCGGATGCGGGGTCTCCAGACCCTGAAATTGTTACTTCATATTCAAATGCGTTACTTCTAGCTGTTACTGACATAATCTTTTTAATATAAATATCAATCATTAATATTTTAGTATGATATTTATAATAAAGACAACTATTTAATATTTATTACTATATGATACTATTAAAAAATTTATTAAACGAAATAGACTTTTTTCAAAATTTGACTCAACAGTTCGATACTTCTGTTGCTAATTCTAGTAAACTTAATATACTAGCTATTGGTGATAACGAAGTACAGTCTAATTATTCGTTTGCTAAACAATTAAAACGACATTTAGACGTTAATATAACAACAGCTGGATATCGTAATGTAAATGCTAATGCCGTTTTAAAAATTTTAAATCGTAGATTAGATTCGAAGTTTCAAATTGTAATCATAATGGTTTCCGGAAACAATGATGGTGATCGATCACCTAATAATGCAATACAACAACTTGCTGCATCCTTTACTTTAGCTAAAAAGTATGGTGCTCGAGTAATTGCCATTACGAATCCTACTAAAGAATATTTAACACCAAAAAATAAATTATATAGATCAGATATGTATCCTGTTAGCAAACAAATTGCAACATGGGTAAATTCACAAAGTATAACTGATGAAACTATAGATACATATAATCTTTCAAAATCTAGTTTTAATAGAGATAACTTGACCTTAACGGCACGTGCACATAAAAATATAATGGGTCAAGTAAAAACTATTATCAACATGTTTAATTTTAAACCTAAGGAAATTGCACCTATAGAAGATACCGATACTGTTTTAGGAAAAAGTAAAAATCTTCCGAAGACAAAAACATCGTCAGAATATGTAACAAAATGGGCGCCACTAGCTGTTAGTCAAATGAAAAAACATGGTATCCCTGCATCAATTACGTTAGCTCAAGGAATAATTGAATCTGGGAATGGTACATCGGCATTAACTGTACAGGCATTTAATCATTTTGGTATAAAAGGATCATATGAAGGAAAAACATGGTGTGGTGATACTACTGAATTTCGTGACGGAGCTATAGGTAACGAACAAGCTTGTTTTAAATCATACCCAAATGATGAAGCTTCATTTGAAGATCATTCTAACTTATTGTTAAAATCTCGATATACGGCAAAAACAAAAGGATTAAGTATAACTGACTATGTAGGTTGGGCAAATGCGTTAAAGGCTGCTGGATATGCAACTGCACCAACATATGCTCAAACATTAATTGATACAATTGAGAAATTAGGCTTAAACGAGTATGATGTTGATAATGGTTTAAATTTAGTTAAAGACAAATTAGCAATTATTAATACTAAATTGGGCGGAGAAACAAAAGGTAAACAGTATTTCCCATCAGCTAGCAAACGAAGTTTTGGTATGCAAACATTGCAAGGAACAACTCGAATGCATTACGGCCAAGACTATCCGGCGGCAACAGGAATTAAAGTTTTAGTATTAAAGCCCGGAAAATGCATAATATCAAAATATTCAGATTCTGCAGGCAATTATGTGAAAATTGAACATGATGACAATACTGTTACTACATATATGCATTTTTCGGAATTGCTAGTAAATAAAGGCGATCGCATAGAATCTGGAACTGTTATTGGATTAATAGGTAGTACAGGTCACAGTACCGGACCGCATTTACATTTTGAATATAGACCTAATATTAATAGTGACCCAGAAAACCCAAAGGCATATGGTCCTGAATATTTTATATTGCAACGAACATAATAAAAAGATAAACTTATGAAAATTTTTGATATTAACGACAAACAACATGTACGTATTCTTAAAGAAGAAATACAGCGATTTAAATACATATTAAAAGAAGCAAAACAATATTCAGCTGATGAAATTTGGGCTAAAATGTCGCCCGAAGACCGTAAAACTGTTTTATATGCCGCTAAAGAGACGGATCCAAACAAATATATTAATAATGTATGGGATGAAATTTCGCCTGATTTACAAGACTTGTTAGATATATCAGAATATGAATTAGCTGTTATGAGTCCAATGGGTATGTCATCAATTCAAGCCACAAAAAAGTTTATTACTGATGACTCAAGTGTGCAGCAATTGGTTTCTAAATTTTTAAAAAAAATTAATCGACAAACTTTAGAAGATATAACATACAAGCATGCAAATTATTTAAATGCTGCAATACAAAAATATTTAGCCGCTAAAAATCCAAATCCAACTAGCTTCGATGTTACTAACATTGATTGGAAAGATTATGATGGCACAAAAAATTCCGGCAACTGGAAGGGTGGTCGCATAAGTTAAGTTGAAAGTATATGACATGTATAATAATAAATTTATTTTAGTTTCTGTAATAGAAAAAGACGATAAAATATTACCTACATATGTTAATATAAATCATATACAAAAAATATGGGAAACGAACAACGAAATTATTATTGAATTAACAGATTATACTAGTTTACGCATTTGCCATGAAAATATAAACGTATTTATGGACCGTTTTATTTAATGCAAATATTTATATATATAAAAAAAAGGTTAACATGACATCACAAGAAATTTATGAAGTAATGGAGTCTCATTGGGCTACATTTAAAGAAAATCACGATCGTTTTACTGATAAAAAAGTAAAAGCAGCCGGCGTTAGGGCTCGTAAAGCAATTAATGAATTAAAAAAATTGACTAGCAAATACAGATCAACGCAATTAGCAGAATCAAAGGTAAAATAACCCATGGTTAATAAATTCAACAGCATCATTGAGCAAACATTAGTAAAAATAATAGCAGAGCAAGCAACTCCGGCTAAACAAGAAACTGATAACGCTCCGTCAGATGCTGTTGAATCTCCTTTTACTCCCGCAGAAGAAAAATTTCTTGGAAAATTTGATGCAAATGGCACTAAACATATAGGCATCCTATATTCAGTATCTGATATTGGCATTAGAGAATTTATAACTAGAAGCGGAAAAACATTGAACCTAACTCCAGAAATATTATTAAATTTAATACGTACTGGTACTATTAAAATAGTCCCATATACTGGTTTTGGAAAAAATGATGATTACACACTTGAACTACAATTGTCATTAAATGATGTTGCTGGCTTAGGTGCTGAAGATAAAAAGGCAATTGAAGCTGGCAGTGATGCCTCTGGTGCTCCTTCTGCTGATGCGGCTCCGCCTCCACCAGGACCAGAGCTTTCTTGGGTCATGAAATATGGAACCATAATAACAGAATCTGCAAAAATTATTAAAAAATTACTAGATCGACCTATTATAGAAACTAAAAATAATAAAATAGATATCTATACAGACAAATCTAGACTATTAAAACGATTTCCTAAAGACTTTATATATCATATGAAACGCATGATTAATATGATGGATAAAAAAACAAAAAATACAAATGAAAAAGAACGTATTGTTGCAGACGTATTAGATAATTTGCAAGTTAATTTCAAGTTAACACCTAAAAATATTAGGCAATCATACGAAATGCATAAAAATCAAAAAAAATTACAAAATATGTTAAAAAAACATGATTAATTAATTTGATTTAATTGTTTATTTTTATATAATATAGTAGTTATAAATAGTTTTAAAAAATTAAAAAAAAATGAGTTATTATATTGCAAAAGTTCAATTGGTTGATACCATTGACACGCCAAAAGGCACAAAAGAAAAGAAAAATACCGAAACGTATCTAGTAGAAGCATTTTCAGTTACTGATGCAGAAGCTAAGGTTATTGCTGATTTTGACGGAGTTACTTTTGATTTTGAAGTAAAATCAGTAAATTCTAGTAAAATCATTAAAATCATCGAATAATGGCATACAAACCTGGAGAGTCAGTGATTGTTACGCAAGATGGCGTAAATCACGTAGGAACAGTATTAGATCAGTATGTTGTTAATAAGCAACTAGTATATGATGTATTGTTAGAAAATAGATCTGCCCTAGTAATGATTAGTACTAATGGAAAACATTCATTTGTTAACAGAATTTTAACAAATAAATTGTGTGACACAGATATAGTTCAATCAAATATTCCATATAAACAATTAATAGCAGATGATGCGATGCCAATGTGTCGATCATATTCCGCCGGCAAAAATTCATGGTAATGAACTTAGAATCAATAAAAAATCGAGTGCAACGATACTTTCCGGGAGCAATGGCAATAGAATCCATTGCCGGGAAATATCATATTGAACATGATGATTGCAACTTAAATGATATTTTTTTATTTGATGATTGTGATTCAATTGAAGATGCATGGAAGCTAGCATGGGAATCAACTAAAATTTATCAAAACATTAATCGCACCCATCCACTAAAAAAATTAATTTCGCAAGATATCAAATTAAAAAATAGCGAACGAATAACTAATAGAATACAACGAAATGAATATTGAATCAACTAATTCTGAAATAGAACAGACTATAGATACATCATCAGTAGAAACTGATATTTCTAATAATATACTAGAACATGAGTTTGACAAACTAGATCCAGCAGATCCTGATTATATTAAATATAGTCCATATCCTATAGGATACAACTCAATTGAAGAGCAAGTATATGTATATACAAATTTATTAATAAATTATAGTGCAGATCAATCTATTTTAGATATTGGATGCGGCCGCGCTGATTTATACAAATATATTTGTGATAATTATAATATAGTTCCAACATATACCGGAATTGACCATAATCCAATTATGTTAGACACAGGATTTAGTATATATGGAGAAACACCTAAACTAATTGCAGGTGCATTTGAAACAACAAAATTAGAAATGCATGATTGGGTAGTTGCATCAGGAATATTTACTCCTAGACGATCAGAAACAGAAGGCGACGATTTAATCAAATTAATGGATGATATTGATATTTTATATAAACTAGCAAATAATGTAGTATCATTTAATTTGTTAACTCCAATTAATACAACACATCATGATGGCTTCTTTTATGTACATCCGGGCCTAATATTAGATATGTTGATCGAAAAATACCAAGATGTTTCTGTATACCATAATTATTCAGACGACGTGTACACAGTATTAATTTATAAATATAAAAAACAATCATGATAAAAAGTGTCAATCAGCCATGGGCTATATCAAATAAATATCAAACTAAATATGGACCTGTTTGGTCTGGTTTAGACTTCATAATGGAAGATAAAATATCCGCAGAAAATTTCAAAACCGATCCAATGAATTGTACCATAGGGCAATTACATGTTAACGGACAACGCATATATATGAAATACAAAGATTTGATTTTATATGCAAAAGAGATAGAAGGTATTGCAGATAACCTGTATTCAATTAAACCTGCAGTCAATGAAACATTTAATGTTGAAATTAAAGGCAGAACTTTTAATATGAAAAAACATGAAATTGGAAAATTATCACAAACTATCAATGACGCTTTGCATATATCATTACGTAGTTATGAATTAGGATTATATTTATAATAAAAATGGATCTAAATGTATTATATTTTTTATTTCAAAGATGATACTAGCTGCGAACCAATTAATCGTACATCAGCAACGTCGATAGTTGAGGCAACCAAAAAATTTGCAAAAATAAAAAATTTATCAATTGATTCATTCAACAAACTATTTATTGTAAAATCAATATAAAGGATCTAATGAAGCCATTATTTGAACATGATATAATTACATATTCTGAATATGAATATTTTAAATCATTAGCTAAATCTGATAAAATTAAATACATGTTTGAATTATATGAGACTACATTAGTCCCTCAAAATTTAAATTTAAACATGTTTTTTGAAACAATTAAATCTGCAGTATTAAATAGCAAATATATTCCTATAGTTGAAGCTCCAAAAGTAAAACAATCCATTATAGATGTAACCATCGATGATGAAATAATCATGATTGAAACTGATAACTTGAAGGCACTTCGTACGGTACTATGGAGATTTGTTGAATCTGGATATGTACTTAGACGAGAAACAAACATGGAAAAAATGTTTCGAAAAAATAAACATACAAAGTATATTCGCATATTCCAAATTCTAAATCGATCATCAAGTATATGTCCTAATTAATAGATAATGGCAAATAAAAATCAGGCACCTGATGCCTTTCAGAAACAATTCAATAAAATACAATTTAAAATAGATGCTCCAGTACTATTTACTTGGTTAGGCATGAAAAAATATGGGTATGTTATACGAACTAAAGAAACGAATTGGGGTATTCAATACACGGTTCAAGATATGGATGCAAAGTATCCTTGCGGCATTGCCATTAAAACGCATAAAACAACGTATAATACAGGATGCATCTTGTATGACGACTCTAGATCCATTGGCGAAATTGAACTCAAGAGACGCATTAATAGCACCAACGTCAGATCAAATAAAGTTGTTTCTAGAATCCCCGGAGGGACAGAAAGTGAAAGCAGAAGCAATAATATCAATGTCACACGAGTATCTAATACAATTGTGTCAAATGCTACAACAGAAACCCACAATGGCTCAACAATTGTTAATGAATCTAGCAATACACGAATGCACAATAACAATACAAAAAAACGAACAAATTCTAAACTTGATACCGCAATCCAAAAACAAAAAAATTTCTTGAATGGATTTGTAAAAAAAGATTAACTTTTTCTAAGATTTGGTTGGATATTAATATTATATATCTTATTATATAGTATAATTAACCACTTAAAAATTTATATCATGAAAAACTTAATTCTTTCCACGATTTTTGCGTTAGTAGCATTTTCCAATAATGCTCAAGTAGTTACCATTACTGTATTTCAAACAGCGGATGCTGTTGGATCAAATGATAGATCACTATCCGAAATTTTAAATCATCCGGATATAGAACTACCAATTGATTTACCACTTACATTTTCATATAAACTTGATTTTACACATAATGTGTGTATTTTTAAAACCGCTAGCGGCGAATTAATTCGAGCTAATTTTATAGTTAAAAATAAAAAATCAGATAAAGATTTTGAAATTGAATTTACAGATCCTAATAATGAATTTGATTTCATATATGGAATTGTAGTTTGCAATTGCAACGCTGCCTATTTTGAAAATAATGGTAGTATAACTGAATTATTAGTATTTAAAGCTTTTACTATTTTATAAATTGTTTATATGAACAGTAAAAAAGCCCATCTCTGCAGGTGGGCTTACTACTTTAATATATTTTTAATTTTTAACAGGGGGAGCTGGTTTCACAGGAGTTGCTGCTTTAGGAACTATTAATGCTGTCTTAGGTGCAACAATTGGAACTAGATATACGTTTCGAAAATGATCCCAATATGGTATTTGTTTAGCTTTATTGTTAGGATCTGGTGCAATCATTTTTTGCCAATCTTTAATTCTAGTTTGAAAATCACTTAATCCCATTGAAAAATTAGTATCTGCACTAGAATTATATGCTTTACTAAGGACTGGTGCTGACTTTGCTAAAATTCCAACAACATCTGTGTATTTTAACGAATTTAAAAATTTCGGCGTATATCCTTGGTGTGCCATGGCCAACATGATACATTTCATTAAATTAAATCGTTCAGTGCTCCATTTTGCTCCAGCAGCTGCTCTGTTAGCTTCAGGCGCTCCATAAACCCATGGTGGCGTTGCACCGACAGTTTGCGGAAAATTTGTAACGTACGTGTCAAACGCGGCTTGATCTTTAAAGTTTAATGCATATGTAATACCGTCTTGTCCTATAAAGCCTTCTGTTAACAGTGACGATTCATTAATTTTTTTAACATCTGACTTGGATAAATTCTTTACACCAAATCGAAGCATGTTTTCAGCTAATATGTTTTTCATTTGTATTCCTTAAAGGTTTCTTTCATATAAATATAAGCAAAAAAAAAATAACATTTATTAGTATATTGGTTGGATATTCAATTAATAGTTCATATTATATAGTATAATTAACCACTTAAAAATTTATATCATGAAAAAGTTAGCATTTATTTCCGGAGCAGTAGTAACTAATACGGTATTAGTTTTATCAATCATTTCTCAATTCAACCCAAACAATATTCCATCCGAAGGAGGATATTTTAATGGGTTTGATATTACTCTTTTATTTCCTAGTAGTATCCCTGGGATTACAATTTTCTACGGAGGATTACTTAGTTTAATTATAGTAAATAAACTTTTCTTAAGAAAATAATACTTTTATAGTAAAAATGGGATAGCTAATAACTATCCCATGTTTATTTAATTTAGTTAAATTACGAACTTAATAAGATTTAGTCTACCTAGCAACGTATTCGTCTGCGTTATACACCTTTAAAATATCGCTCATTTTTGGGAAATATTCTTCATCAGAAAGTCCTAATCCTAATTTTGCTAATGGGTTGCTTAATGTGTATCCTTCAGCGTCTTTTGATCTACCGCTAATTCCTCCAGCGGTAATCATTTCTATAACTGTATTGAAGTTACGTTTAAATTGTGCTTTTATTTTTGGAGATGTTTTTACTATTTGCAATAAATTATCATAAACTGGTTGTCCGCCATATGTTTTAATTGATTGTACCGCTTTTAATGCACCAGCTTCATCATCTGCGCCTCCTAATGCTGTCATTAGCTGACCTGCAATTTTTTGTGCATATCCTAAATATTTAGGGTCCGGCGCCTGTTCCGTTAATTTTTTACGGATTACATTGTTTAACCCATGTTCGTTAATTGTTTCCATGATTGATTTAACAATCAATTCTTTTTGACCTGTCGCAGACAAATTTTTAGTTCCGAATCGCATCATATTTTCAGCTAATGTATTTTTCATTTGTATTCCTTTTAGTTTCTTTTATATAAATATAAGCAAAAAAAAAATAAAAGAAAAATAAAAAATATTTGATTCTCCAAATAAATTTCATATTATATATAAAAATACTATGATTAGAACGGGATATGCATGTATTAATATGGAGCTTGGACAGCAAGGCATCCGTACGGGTCGCTCTTTAATTGATCGCAAGTTTAAACTAGGTGGCTTACAGCTAGCATCTGACGTTGCGTTAGCAAATGCTCGAGATTTGTTAACTATACTAGAATGGAATGAAGCACATGATATTCGCTTGTTCCGTTTAGGCTCAGAACTTTTTCCTCGTTGGAATCATTACGAATTGCATGACCTACCGGGTATTGCAGAAATTGCCACGCATCTTCGTGCTGCAGGTGACTATGCAAAATTGCATGGCCATCGCATTACAACACATCCTGGTCCTTTCCATATACTAGGTAGCCCGGATGCTGTAGTTGTTGATAATAGCATTGTTAGCCTAGAAAGACATTCTGAATTATTTGATCTTATGGGTTTTGCTCCTAGCTTCGAAAACAAGATAAATATTCATGTAGGTGCCACTTATAATGATAAGCCCGGTACTATTGCAAGATGGTTGCATAATTGGGATCGTTTATCAGATTCTTGCAAGTCGCGGCTAGTTATTGAAAATGATGACAAGGCCTCCATGTATTCCGTGCGTGAACTTTATGAGATGCTTTATCAAGAAATTGCAATTCCCGTTACATTTGACTATTGGCATCATACTTTCAATACTGGTGACTTATCCGAACGTGAAGCCTTCTTTTTAGCACGAGAGACTTGGGATCGGCATCATGTAACCCAATGTACCCATTATTCAGAATCACGCCGTAGAGAGTCTCAAACCCTTATAGAACGCATGTTTGCACATCATGGCATCTCATTAGAAGATTTGCCAAAGTGGCCAACCTTTCAAAAACAATACAAAGAATTCACAAAAATACGTGAGGCAGCACATGCAGATTATATTTTAACTACACCAAACACATATGGTGTTGATTCATTGGATATTATGGTTGAGGCCAAAGCAAAAGAGCAGGCACTATTAAATATCAATGTTGAGTGTTGCAAGAACATGAAAATTTGCATGTAATATATTTATTAATATAAAAATAAAATTAAGGAATATTATGGCTATGAATAACAGGCCCGGCGGAAATGATGTTTTTGCACAAGACGGCGCATATTTAACAATCACAGATTTATTGCGTGGAGACACGTTTACCGTATCAATGGTAGATTTCGATATCGATGCAGATATGGTTGGTCGAGTATATTTTGATGAACAAGAAATATTAGCACAAACAAATATTGAATCATATGAAGTTCTGGAAAATTTATTTTACAGTCAATATGAAATTTTAAGTTAACAAAAAAAAAGGAAAAGGTTATGGCACATTACAAATACAAAGCAAAACTTACTGATGATGTAGAAGATGCACGCGAAATTGTACGCGCGGCAGGTAAAGCCCTCGAAGAAGGCAAAATTGATAAAGCATCATTACTTGACAATCTAGTACGAGCAATAAAGAAATTAGATTCAGCTCGTTATTATATTGACCGCGAATGAAAAAATTAATTAAAAATTTAGGTCGAGGATTTAAAAAGTTACAATGCAAATATTGTGAAACCGTTTGTCAACGGGTCGACGAAAAATCAACAGGCGTTACATGTTCAATATGTACATCTAAACTAGTAAATGGCAAAATATTGGAATTACGCAAATAATTCTTTATAATTGTTATAAAACAAATATGTTAGATGCACAAAAAATAAAAACTAATTGGGAAGAATATCGAGATAGAGTTAATTCTTTGTTTCCTACTCGTTCTTCTCAACTAAACAAACTGTATGATGAATTAGAAGAAAGAATGGTATTTATGCCAGCTTCTTCCATGGAACATTTTCATAATGCATTTTCAGGAGGATATGTAGACCATGTACTTCGAGTAATGGATTGTGCATTAACTTTGCATGATACTTGGAGTAAATCTGGAGCAGATATGTCTGGCTATACTACGGAAGAATTGTTGTTTGCAGCAATGCATCATGATTTAGGTAAATCAGGTTTCCCGGGTGATGGTAATGAAGTATATCAAATAGAAACATCAGATTGGCATCGTAAAAATCAAGGAAAACTTTACAAAACAAATTCAACAATTCCATTTGCAATGGTACCAGATTTATCTTTATGGTTGTTGCAAGAATATAAAGTTCATGTATCTTGGAATGAATATCAAGCTATTAAAATCCATGATGGCATGTATGACGATGCAAATAAACCTTATTTTGTTTCTAGATCACCCCAATCAAAATTAAAAACAAATTTACCGGTTATTTTGCATCATGCAGATCACATGGCATCTATTATAGAATATGAACGATGGAGAAACAACAAAAACGGGTCTCCTAATCATGTTTCCGAAAAAAGTAAAACACAAAAAAGTAATGGATTAAAAAACTTGGCAGAAAATAATCCACAAG